CTTTATGCCAGAGCGTAACACAATAGACACTAGAGAGAAAGGTGCGAAGAAGCGTGAGTATGTATTCGACTCAACAGCACAAGACTCATTAGAAGATTATGCAACACGAATGGAGTCTGAATTGATACCATCTAATATTAATTGGATGAAGTTGGAATCAGGCACAGACATTCCAGAAGATAAGCAAGACCAAACAAATGAATACTTAGATAAGACAACAGATACAGTGTTTAGTCATATTCGTTCGTCAAACTTTGCATCACAAGCTCACACTTCATTCTTAGATTTAGGTATATCAACAGGGGCTTTAATTGTTGAAGAGGGTGACGGTATTCAATCTAATCTTAACTTTAGATGTGTAAGTCTCAGCGAGTTAGTAATCGAGCAGACACAACAAGGCATAGTTAAAACAGTATTTAGAGAGTTTAAGCTACCAGTAGCAGATATCCCACAAGTCTATCCAACCGCTAACCTTACTCAGAAGCTAGAAGAGTTAATATCTAACAAGCCAACAGAAGAAGTTACGCTTATTGAGGGTGTAGTTTTTGACGGCAGTTTATACGATAATGTTTTAATGTATCCAGAGAATAACGCTTTTCTAGTTCAAGAGAAGATAGAATCAAGCCCTTGGGTAGTATTTAGAGAATCAACAATCCCTGGTGAGACATATGGTAGAGGTAGAGCAATGACAGCACTTCCAGACACTAAAACTCTCAATATAATAATGAGAGACTTCTTGAAGGGTTTGGCATGGTGGAGCAACCCATCATTTACGGCATCAGATGATGGAGTAATTAACCCTTACAACTTCAAAATGCAACCAGGAGGAGTTCATGTAGTAGGAAGTAATGACAATGCAAACCCTACTTTAAGACCATTAGATGTTGGTGGAAGCCCACAAATTGCGATAGAAGTAATAAATATGCTAAAAGACAGCATTAAAAGAGTGATGATAGGAAATCCATTTGATGATTTTAAAACAGGTCCTGTCAAGTCGGCAACAGAAGTAGCAGCAACAAGAGCGGAAACAGCTAAAACTTCACTAGGCGCATCAAGCAGAATTCAAAACGAGTTAATGGAAACATTAGTTGCTAGATGTGTTTACATACTTAGAAAAGCAGGTAAAATAGCAGACTTCAAAGTAGATGGAAAGGAAGTTAAAATAAAATACACTTCTCCTGCTGCTAGACTTCAAGACGAACAAACACTTGCTGCAATGGGTAGAGCGATGGAATTCTTTGCTATGCTACCACCAGAGTTAGTGCAAAAAGAGATTAGAATCGAAAAGTTCCCTAGTGAGATTATAGAAGTATTAGGGCTACCATCTAAGTTTAAACGCTCAGATGAAGAGAAGCAAGCAGCACAACAAGCCGAAAGGCACATTTGGAACAGATGCAGGTAAGAAGTGTTTAGACCACTTAGAAGCTGTATTTGTAGACCGTGATATGTACTCAAAAGGAATGACACTTGACGAAGTAGCATTTAAACAGGGTGAAGCAAGTGTTGTTAAAAAGATACTAAAGGAGTTTAAAAATGTCAGATAGAGAATTAAGCAACAAGCTATCAAGTGGTGAAATCACAAACATGAAGATAGGCGGTGCAACATCAGGGTATAATGTAGTAATACAAGATGGACTAGATGCAGTTGCACCTTTTACACCAACATACGACTATATAAAAGAGACAGCAATAACAGTCACAGATGATGTTTATGAGGAAATAGCAAGACTCACAACACCATCAAGAGTTGCAGGAACTTATAAGCTTTCACAATCAATGCTATACTCATTAAATTCTACAACAACATCAGCTTATTTTAGATTTAGCCTTGATGGTGGTAGTAATTGGAATGAGATAAGAAGAGAGCCAAAAGACAATACCGACACATTGCCATCAGCATACACATCAACATACGTTCATACTGGCGGAGTTTTTGAAGTAATTATACAATCAAGAAAAGAAAGTGCAGGAGATATATTAACTGTTGCAATACTAGATGTAATATTTGAAAGAAAAATATAGATTCTAAGCACTCTCTCAGGAGGGTGTTATAGAGCCTATGCTCAAATTAATTTAAGGATACTTGTTATGTCAGATGAAACACAACAACCCGAAACAACACCAGAAGCACCAACCACTTACATGGATGGGAAATACGACAGCATATCAGCACTAGAAGATGGATATAAAAGCTTACAAACAACATTCAGTCAAAAAACAGCTGAGTACAGCAAGGCGGTTTCAGGAATGACAGGAGCACCCGAAGCGTATGAGTTCAACGAGGGCTTGAATATGTCAGATGCAATGCAAAACTACGCTAAAGAGAATAACTACTCTAATGATGCGTTAAACAGTTGGGCAGAAGCATATCAGGCAGATGGCGAAGCAACAAGAGAAGCATATCGTGCAGAGCAAATCGAACTGTTAGGTAAAGACTCAGAAGCAAGACTCACTAATGTAGAAGATTGGGCTAAAGCTAATCTAGGTGATGATTACACAGACACACTAAACGCAATGGTTAGTACAGCAAAGGGTGTTGAGGTGTTTGAAAAGATTATGAAAATGAATAGCGGTGTAGCACCTGCACAAGTTGAACAGCCTAAACAGATGTTAGACAGAGACACAGTTAGAAGTATGCAGTTTGCTAAAGACGAATACGGAAACCGTAAAATGTCAAGTGATCCACAGTATCGTGCTAAAGTAGAGGGCATGATGAATGAGTTTATTGCAGGTGGAGGGAAGCTTTAGGCTTTCTTCTTTTCCCTCTTCCTTAGAATTTAAATGTAAATGGTGTTTTTGATTTAAATGCCTTTCTCATTCTACGTCTTTCTCTTCTTTTATCAAAACGAAACACATTAACCTTACTATATGCCTCTAGCACCTCTTTATTAAATGACATAAGCGAAGATGCAGTCAGCCTTTCTTTAGTTACAAACCTACGTTCTTTTACTATATACTTCTTACTCATCCTTAGCTATCCCTATGAATTGCATATATTACATAAATTGCGAACAAAATCGCAACCACATATGCGACTACTGTTAAGCTCTCCACTATCTCTTTTATCATCTTATTATCCTTTACTCTCTTCAAACTTATCAATCATAACCCTAAGTGTTAGACTAAAGTTACCCTCATAGTCTTTCTTGGCTACTCTCAAAACCTTTTGTATCTGCGTAGGTCGTAGTGTTACTTTAATTGCTTCTGTTTTATTTTTCATATCTACCCTTTTGTGTGTACTTTAACACACATACTATTAAATTAATATAAAGTGTATAATGGTGTTTTGATATTTAAAACACCTACACAGAAAGATACCTCTCACGAGCCTTGACGTTTAGAAGTTTATAGCCGAAAGCTATGACCTCCTGGATTGTCAGGAGCTACCCTAAACTTGAAGCATAATTATCACAAAATTCTTATTACAAAAGGAGAGATATTATGTCTCAAGACTTAACAAGCGTTCAGGTAGAACAATTCGATTCAGAGGTTAAACACGCATATCAAGGTGCAAAGACACTTAGAGAATGTGTAACATTTAGAAAAGCAGAGGGTGGAACTTATGACTTTCGCTTAATGGGTAAAGGTGCAGCGACAGTTCGCACAGGTAGTTCAGCGGATGTTGTTCCAATGGGAATTCAACACAGTATCGCACAAGCTACTCTTTTAGATTACGAAGCACCAGAGTACACAGATATTTATGACCAAGCTACAGTTAACTTTGATGAAGTGGTACAACTTGCGACAACTATTGCAGGTGCAATGGGTAGACGTGATGACCAATCAATCATTGACGCACTAGAAGCAGGAGCAACAGCATCAGCAGGTGCAGGTACACAAGCACTTGATTTAGCTACTATTACAGCAGCAGCAAAAGAGTTAAATGCAGTTGAAGCACCAATGGAAGATAGATTTATGGTAGTTCACGAGGGTGGGTTAAACCAACTTCTAAATGACACGGGGATTACATCAGCAGATTATAACTCTGTTCGTTTACTAATGAGTGGTGAGATTGATTCATTTATGGGCTTTAAATGGAAGATTATCGGCTCAGGTCGTGCAGAGGGTGGATTACCACTAACTACAACTGTTCGTTCTGGTTTCGCATTTCATAAAGCAGCAATCGGTCATGCAGTTGGTATTGACATGAAAACTCGTGTTGATTGGGTAGCTCATAAAGCATCTCACTTATCATTAGGTATGTGGAAAGCAGGAAGTAAAGTTATCGACGTAGAGGGTATTGTCGAAGTTAAATACCTAGAATCATAAGGAGTAAGTAATGGCAGGTTTTACTAAAGCAAGTTTTTCGGGAAATGTTGGGGCAGGATCACTTGCCCCTAGTTTATATGTTTATGGCTCAGCAACAGATAATAAAGCAACAGTGATAGCAGATGATTACTTTGCGGAACTAATAGGCATTTTAAACGTAGGTGATTTTATTGTAGCAACAGCAACAGATGCTTCGGTGCTGTTAGTTGTTACTAAATCAGAATCAGGTGAAGTTGATACAGGTTACGTTGCAGTAGCTTAGTATTTACACAGCACTCTTCGGAGTGTTGCACTATATACTAAGGAGCTAAAATGTCAATATCAAAGGTACAGCTTGTAAGTAACGCTCTCTTACTCTTAGGTGGAAACACAATATCATCAATCACAGAAGATACAACAGGTGCAAAACTAGGTGCAAATCTATTTGAGAATACTTATTTATCAATGTTGCAGAATCATAGATGGCGATTTGCTACTAAAACGCAAGGGTTAAATAGATTATCAGCAACACCGTCAACAGATTGGAACTATGCTTTTCAACTACCTAATGATTTTTTATACTCAGTCAAGGGTGATTCTGAAAGATACGAAGTTTACGGTAAAGAAATACATTGTAACAATCTAACTTTTCAACTTGATTACATTTATAGAGTTGATGAAGATTTATTACCTGCTTATTTTGCAAAAGCACTAGAATATAATCTAGCTTCACAATTTGCTATACCATTAACAGGTGATATCACAAAGGGTGATTACTTCTCAAAAGTTTTTAATAATGAGATAAGAAAAGCCAAGTTTGCAGACTCTACACAATACCCAGAGGTAGCAGTGCAAGACCAACCTTATGTAACAGCGAGATACTAAGATGGGTGTAGAATTTCTCCAAAGTAACCTATCAGGCGGAGAACTAGCACCATCACTTCACGCTAGGACAGACATAGAGAAGTATGGAAGTTCAGTTGCAGAAGCAAAGAATATGGTTATCGTGCCACAAGGCGGTTTAAGACGTAGACCAGGACTAGCTAAAACAACTGATGGTTATTACTCAGAAGAAGTTAGACTAGAGCCATTCATATTTAATCAAGCACAAAAATATATTATTATATTCAGAGAGGGCTTTATAGATGTTATGCGAGACGGTGAATTAGTCAAAACAGACATAGCCTTAACATTCACAGACATTGACGTAATTAGAGAACTAGATGTTATTCAAAGTGCAGATACAGTAATAATAATGCACGAAACAGAAAACTCATTAAAGTTAGTAAGAGGTGCAACGGATGCAGATTGGACTTTATCTACAATAACGCTAGTAATCCCAGATAATGATTTTGGAAGCGGTGACGAGCCTGTTTGGAGTGCAACAAGAGGATGGCCGTCAACAGCAACTTTCCACGGTGGAAGATTATGGTTTGCAGGAAGTACAGAGAAACCCACATCAGTATGGGCTAGTAGAGTTAACAGCTATTGGGATTTTACATGGGTAGAAACAGACGGAGTAATTCCAGACGACCACGCAATATTTGACACGATTGATACAGGTGAGTTTAACAAGATTGTTAATATTTTCGCAGGGAGAAAGATTCAAGTATTTACAACGGGTGCAGAGTTTATCAATACGATTGACTACCCTACTCCTGCAAGTTCATCTTGGCAACAGCAAACGGGCTATGGATCAAAGCGATTAAGACCTATTTTGATTGATGGTGCGACTCTTTACGTTGACTCATCAGAGAGAACAATAAGACAATTTATCTATGATTACAATGAAGATGGATTTGTATCTAACAACATCACGCTACTTGCTTCACACTTATTGACAGGAATCAAGTCATTAAAGGCTATCAAAGGAACAACCCTTGACGTTAGTGATTATGTTTACGCAGTTAATGAAGACGGCTCAATAGCAGTAATGAATACACTTAGAAGCGAGGGCTTATTAGGTTGGACTCATTGGGAAACACAAGGCGAATTTGTAGATGCTTGTGTATTGTCAAAAGAGGTGTATTTCTTAGTTAAGAGAAATGAGAATTACTTTATAGAGAAACTTGAAGAAGATACCTACACAGACCATAACGTATTGGTTAAAGGTGTAGAGCCGACAACAAATAACGTAATAGATGGTGATGATAATATAATTGATGGCTCAGACAATATTGTAGAGACTGATTACACAACAGGCACACCCGTAACATCAATCACGACAGACTATAAAGACTTATTCCTAAACACAGACTTTAAAGTAGTTGCAGACTTCTCAATAATGCCAGACTCTAGACCAATAAGTGATGGTACAGACCTAAATCACTTTGATATAACAAGAGATGCTTATAGATTAGAAGTAGGCTTAGACTTTGAAACTAAAATCAAGACACTACCACTATCAACAGATACAAAAGCAGGAAATACACTACACAGAAGAAAAAGAGTTACAAAAGTAGATTTGAATATCTTAGAGAGCTTAGGTGTTTATGTGGAAGATACTTACTCGCCAGATAGGAAATTCACGGTCATATTAGATGAAGCACCAGAGCCATTCACAGGCTTTAAAGAGATATTTCTTTTAGGGTATCAAAGACTTTATCAATTCGAAATAACACAACAAAACCCGTTACCATTACTTATTAGAGGTATTGGATATGAAGTTTCGTACTAATATAGTATAATTATAACAAAGGAGAATGTCTATGTATTTACAAGCAGTGCAAGCAATAGGACAAGCTAACCAAAGAGAAGCACAAATAAGAATAGAAAAAGCTAATGCGAAAGTACAAGCTGCACAAACGAAAATGCAAGGCAATCTCTACGGTATGAATCTTCAAAAGAACTTCAATAAGTCAATGGCTTCTGATGTTGTAATGGCAGCATCACAGCATAGACGAGGCGGAAGTGTTGAAGCAATGGCGAGAGCAGCCGAAAAGCAATTTAATTGGGATATGGACTTTGCGGAGTTATCGACAGAGATTCAGATGATGGGAGCAAATGCAAATATTGCCTCTTTAGACTCAGCACAGAAGTCAGCATTTGGTCAAGGTATATTAAACGCAGGGATAAGTGCATTTACCACTTACGAAAAATCACTAGAGAGAACTTCAATAGATGCACCTAAATCTCTTTTAGCTAAAAAGGAAGCTTAATGTTAAAAGGTTATCAAAGTACAGCACAAGCACAACAAGCTACACCAATAAGTGACAGAGGGTTGCAGCATCAAATAGGACAAAGCAGAGACTTAACAGCTAATCTAAAAGAGTTTCAAGACTTCAAAGAAGCTCAAATGACTAGAGAAGCTAAAGAGACAGCACAAGAACAAGCCTATAAAGATGCTAAAGAAAACAAGCCATTCAATAAAAAAGTCAATAATATCTATGGATCAGTTTACAATGAAGTAAGAAGTGCTACATATGCAGCCGATGCAGAGTTACAAATAGCTGATACATCAAATGAACTACTAATGGCTTACGAGAATGAGCCAGAAGCTTACGATAATGCAATGAGAGGTTTTGTAGATGGTTTATCTGAATCAGCACCTACATCAGAGCTTTCAAGCGTTATTGCAATAGGTGGGCATAAAGTAAGAAACTCATCTTATGGAAAGTTAAAAGTCGCAGAGCATGGACGTATTCAAGCAGCGGAATTGGAAACATTCACACAATCTATTGAGTTGAATATCGCACAGATAGTTGAATTACAAGCAACGGGTGACATGGATAGAGCACAGTTTGAGAAGCAAAAGAATCTTGAATATGTAGGCACTATGTCAAACAAAGGGCTTATAAATGATGCTCAGTCGCAACAGATACTAAAGAAAGCTAACTATCAAATTATCAACGGTACAGCTCAACGCAATATGGAAGATTTGCTAGAAGAAGATAGTTTAGAAAATGCTAGTAAATATCTAAATGCAGAAGTAGGTCAAGAGAGAGCCGATATGACAGTAGAGGAAAATGCTGCACATCAAGCATCACTCCAAAAATTATATAATGCCGAAGTGAGAGCAAGAAGTGCAAGTGCTAAAAAGGTTGGTGACTTCTCTACACAAGTTTTAAATGATGAAATAGCAATAATGAAAGATGGTGGAGATAGTGCATATTCACAAGAAGAGATGGAAACAGCTTTTAATAACTCTACGAGCAAAGGCTCAAAGTATAATTACTTACAACAAAAAGCTATCCAAACTTTCCAAGCAGATTGGGGAACTTTATCTATTCCAGAGCAAGAAGATAGAATCGCACTACTAGAAACAAAGCCGAGAAAAGGCGTAGACCAAACACTTATCGACCAACTACGCACAACATTAAAAGATAGAAAAGCAAGAGCAGACAAAGACAGTGTAGGACTAGCAATCAAAGAGGGTGTTATAGAAGCACCTAAATATAAAATGAGTGCTATGGATGGTGTAGATAGTTTAATCGCAGGATTAGAAGATATGAAGTCGAATGTGTATGATATTAAAGAAACATACGGAGACAATTATAGAAACCTACTACAAGCCGAAGATGCTAAAAGTTGGGCTAGTTATTTCGAAGCACCTGGAAACACAAACGATAAGTTAGTAACTATTGAAAAGATTACACAGTTTCACCCAGAAATAGCAAAGCAAGTATTCTCACAGATAGCTAAGAAGAACGCACCATCAATGGCTTTTGCTGCTACTCTATCACTTGACGGAAATCGTGAAGCTGCTAGACTTTCACTCAAAGGGAAATACGCAGATATAAGTGTAGAAGATGCAGCAGTTACAGAGAAAGGAATCAATGCAAAACTAGGAAGTGTATTTAGCCACTTTCAAGGCGAGACGGTAATTAACCAAATGAAAAACGGTGTAGTTAATTATAATCGTGGAATAGTAGCAGAGGGCGAAGAAGCATTAGATGCAGATGATGCAGTAGAAGCAACACTAGGGCAAGTTAAACAGTATAACGGTAAAGATGTATTACTTCCTAGAGGTGTAAGTTCTGGAGACTTTGAAGATTGGATAGAGAATGTATCAATACCAAACAATGTTGCATTAGAGATGAGAATAAAAAACATGACAAGTTTTTTTGGAGATAGAAACATTCAGCTTCATTATGCAGGGCAAGGACAATATTTAGTTCATGTGATCCGTGGAGGGAAAGGTTTTGACGTAGCCAATGAAGATGGTACACCTCTTATCTTAGATTACAATAAGGATTATAACTAATGCCTACTATTGAACAGAGAGATACAGCAACACCATTAGAGCCATATCGTACAGATTGGAGCGAGGAAGATGATGGTTTTTGGAGTGGAGTTGGTACAGTAGTTGACCAAGTAAATTTAGATTACGGTGATGATATTGCGGAGAAATCGAGAGGAAAATCTTTCAGAGAATATGAAGATTATGATACTAATAAAAAGTTTTATGATGCTTATGCAGACAACACAGCTTTTTTTAAAGCAGAAAAGACAGAAGATTTAAATCGCAATATAATCGAGAAACACATAGAAAACGGAAGATTTACTTTGGATAGTCAAGGAAACGTGCAAGACACGGAGAATAATTGGACTACGGGTTTTATCTTTGATATGGATATGGTTAAAGGTGCATTACTAGCAAAGCAAAACGGTTGGAATAGCACCAAAGCTAAAGTTGCATATACAGACTATACGAAAGCACAGCAAGAACAAATCCAAAAAGAGTTGGAAGCAAAAGGTGTAGGATTAGGGCAACTAGCATTAGGTATGGTTGCAGGTCATGGATTCAGAGAAACAACACTAAAAGAGATAGCAGTAAGCCCACAAAGAGTATTAGGAAAGACAATCGCAGGAGCAGCACTAAAAGCTTTCACAGTAGAAGCAGGAATTGCAGTTGCAGGTGAGATTGAAAGAGAGATGAAGATATCTCAGCACAAAGAACTTTCAGACCAAGAATATGGCTTATGGGATTCAGCGAAAAACATTCTAATAGCATCAGGATTCGCAGGTGGTATTCGTGCAGGTGGCTCAGCATTTTTAGATTGGAGATTAGTTAAAAACATCAAAGGTCGTGGAGTTGGCTCAATAGCAAAAGAGTTAGAGAAAAAAGGTGTACCAATTGAAGAAGCTAAACTACAACAAGAAGTAGTAGAAAGATTCTTTAGACGTGAGATGTATATGCTTACAGGCAACACAACAAAGCACCTAGACATGATGAGTAAAGCCGAGAGGGATATTAATCAAGGAAAGCCCGTTGACATCTCTAAGCATACTGAATTAAGTGTCGAAGATAAAGTGAAAGAGTTAGGTGATGATATAGACGATGTTGCTGAAAACTCACTAGAAGCAGAAACTAAAAACATATCAGAAGTCAAAAGAGTAGATGCAGAAACTAAGCAAGTCGAAGAAACTATTGATACAGCGACAGAGTTTAAGCCATTAAGTAAAGATGATCCATTTGAGGGAAGTGCTACTAAACAAGAGGGTGAAACTCTCATAGAAGAAGCAGGAAACAAAGCAGAGTATGACGAGATACAAGCTAAGATAGATGCACTTGAAAAACCACTATCAGAAAGAAGTCAACAAATTAAAGAAGTAGCAGAGCCGAAGATAGGTGGCAGTGAAGAAGAAGCCAAAGAAGCGGTTAAACAGCACTTTAAAAAGACTGATGATAAATACAAAGGCATGAGCAAAGAAGATATAGCAGAGCAAGATAGAATGGCACAAGCCGAAGCAGACTTTGAAGCCGAACAAGTATTCGCTAAATTCGGTGACAATCTAGCAGCAGGTACAATCGCAGGAATAAGTGAAGATGAAAACGGAAACATAACTTTTGATGCAGAGAAGTTTGTAACCGGACTTGGTGGATATACAGCACTTAAAGCCCTAGTGAAGAATCCTAAAGTACAGAAAGAGTTTAAAGAGTGGGCAGAAAGAGCTTTAGAAGAGTTGGAGAGTAATCCTAAGTTTAATTATTTGACGGGGAAACAAAGCATCACGGAGCAATCAAAAGCACTAAGAAAAATGACAAGAGAAGAATTAGAACACATAGATACTGACATTTTAGATAAAGAAGCATTTGGCGTAAACATTGGAGATAAATTAACCCTTGACACAAAAGTAGTACATCCAACAAATACAGACATTGAAAACGCTGAATATAAATTTAAGCAAGGTGGTATGGAGTGGGTAAGGTCAGTGGATTTTACAGAACCGATAGAAGTTTATTTAAAAGACGGAAAATACCATATCGAAGATGGGCATCATAGATGGTTTGCAGCAAGTAAGTTAGGCAAGAAAATAAATGCTATAATTGATGATATAAAAAACAATCCGATTGATGAGATACTAGGGGAATAAGATGAAAAGAGAAGTTTTTAATAAACTATATATGCGAGGCTCAGATGTTCTTTGGGATGAAATAGATATGGAATTAGCAAGAAATCTATCAGATGTTCATAGGCTAAAGAAGCACGATAGACTAATGAGGGATAAGGCTCACGAATTTAATTCAGAATTAGAAAAACAGAAAAACAGAAAATGTGAAAACTGTAAGCATTTAAAAGGACTAAAACCTAAACTTGGACAAACATACTGTAATTTAGGAATAGAAGATTTAAACTATGATATGGGAGTTAAGTTGGACTTTTGTTGTAGTAAGTGGGAGAATAACTAATGCCAATAGCAAAAGTAGCCAAAGAAACATTAGAAACACTAACTAAAGAAGTTGCTAAAAAAGCACCGAAACGCACAACCTTTAAACAAGTCAAAGAAGCTGAAATTGCAAAAGCTAAACTTGTAGACGAGGAAGCAGTAGCCGAAACACTAGAAGCTGATTTAACAGAAGAGTTTATATCAACTAGACAAGAAGATATAACTAAGCAACAACGCTACGAAAGCGGTCAATATGTAAAGAAGCAATCAGAGATAGAAGCTAAAAATGCAGACTTAGAAGCAATCAAAGTAGACGAAGCAGAGCCTAAGCTTATTATAGGGCAATAACAAGCTGATAAACAAGCTTATATGAAAGCCGACATAGTAAGACGTGAAGAAGAGTTAACAAAGCTTTATGAGCAACGTAGAGACATATACACTAAATCACAAGACCTTATAAAAGATAGAACAAACACGCAGATAATGCAAGAGAGCGGTGACGAGAAACAAGCACTCTATGATATGGCAGCATCAAGTGCAGGCAGAGGAAATAAATTTTCTAATATCGAGGGTAGGACTGATTCACTTTACAATAAATTTAGTGCAAGTATGACAGATTTAAAAGTAGCATTAAGAACAACTCACGCAGGGCTTAGACAAAACACAGAGTTAGCACACGAGATTCTAAGATATTTAAAAGACGGCAAGGTTAAAAATCAAGCACTATATGCAGAAGCTAAAAAGTTAGGCGACCAATGGACTAAAGTTGCTGATTCAGTTAAGAACACTAGAAACAAAGCAGGAGCACAGATAGGAAAGTTAGAAGATTGGATAGTGCCACAGTCACACGATAGAGGAAAGATATTAAAAGGTGGCTATAAGAAGTGGAAGAAAACAATCATTTCAAAGCTAGATGTTAAAAGAATAGAAGCAGAGCAAGGCACAGACATTGATAGTGTTTTAGTTTCAGCATACAAAAACATAACTTCACTAGATGTTGAAAAAGGCATCAAAGGGATGGGAAGCAAACTTACAAAGCGTGGCGAAGAGTCAAGAGTGTTACATTTTAACACAGGTGACGATATTATTAACTACAATAACGAATTTGGTAATCCAGATATATTCTCTACTATGGATAATCACGTTAGACAACAATCAAATGAAATCTCAATGATGCAGATTCTAGGAAGTAATCCTCAAAATCAATGGGATAAACTCAAAGAAATTGCAAGAGCACAAGGAATGGGCGATGTTGCAGAGAAAAAACTAGATGCACTATTCAGAGTTTCAAGCGGTCAAGTTGATGGTGATAGTGTAGTGGTGATAGTGTAGTGGATAATCTTGATAACTTTTTCTTACAGGCAGGTAGTACATACAGAGGTATACAAATCGCATCAAAGTTAGGAAGTGCAACCATATCTTCTTTAGCAGACTTAGGAAGTATTATACTAGGTGCAGGGTATAGAGATTTAAGTTCAATTAAAATTATTGGGAGAGGCTTAGACACTATGATGCAAGAAGCACTAGGCAGTGGTGTATCAGCAAATACAAAACTAGCAAGTAGACTTGGAATAGTGAGTGAGTTTGCATCAGCTTCATTAGCTAATAGTAGATTCGCAGAGAATGTTGGTACAGGATTCGCACAAAAGGCATCAGAGACAGTCATAAGAGCATCAGGACTTGGTGCATATACTAATTCACTAAGGACAGCGTTTGGATTAGAGCTAGCAGGTAATCTTGCAGATAATCTTGGAAAGAAGCTTGATGATGTGCCATTTAATGATATGCTTAGAGAATATGGAATAGATGATGCAATGTGGAGCAAGATTAGCAAAACACCGAAAAAGAATATTAAAAATGCAGAGTTTTTTGATGTTACTGAATTATACAAGATTGATGAAGATTTAGGCTATAAAGTTTCAGAGATGATAACTAATGAGATGAACGCTTTTGTAATTATGCCTGGTAATCGCACAAGAGCTTGGACTACATGGGGAGCGAAGAAAGGAACACTTCTAGGAGAGACAGCAAGAAACATGACTCTCTTTAAATCATTCCCTATTTCAATCGTTATGATGCACGCAAACAGATGGGCAATGATGGGAACACAAGGCAAAGTAGCTTATGCAGGTGCAACGATAGGAACAAATCTTATTCTAGGTACTATGACTTTATGGGCTTACGATATAGCAACAGGAAAGACACCACGCTCAGTTGATAGAAAAGCAATGATAGGTGAGTCACTTGCTAAGTCTGGTGGGCTTGGAATCTTTGGTGACTTCTTTATAGGGCTAACAGATAGTAGATACGGACAAAGCTTTAGTGATATGATTTTAGGTGTACCTGCTTCAACGATAAGCGATATTACTAAATCAGCACAAGATTTGATGCACAAAGATGCAGATGATGCAGTAGGTAATATTTATAAAAGAGCAAAGAATTATATTCCAGGTCAGAATCTTTGGTATACAAGGGCATTAATTGAAAGGTCGATAGGTGACTTTATGGGTGAAGCGATTGATCCTAATCACAAGAAGAAGTTACGCAGACAAGAAAAAGCAATGAGAATAAGAGACCAAAAGTTTCTATTCGATAATTAGATATAATAACACAAGGAGATATTCATGAGTTTTAATTCACAAGCACCGAGAGTTGAGTACACAGCATCAACAGGGCAAACGGTATTCACTTTTCTATTTAAGATTTACAATGAATCTGATATAGTAATTTATCAAACATTAGAGGGTATCCCACCAGATGATGATACAGATTTACTTGCATTAACAACTGATTACACAGTAGCTATTGATGGTGATAATGGTGGTGCAGTAACGCTAAACACTGCAACAACAGGAGCGGATGCAATCACTATTTTAAGGTCGCTTCCACAAACAAGAGATGTTGATTACCAAACTAATGGTGATTTACTTGCAGACACGTTGGATGCAGACCAAGATTATCAAACATATTTAATAGCTGATAATGTGGCAATTAGTGAAAGAGCAATGACACTATCTCAAAACTCTCAAAATGTCAGTAACTATATGCCTACTCCATCGGCACATCAAGCACTAAGATGGAATTTAACAGGTAGTGCATTAGAAAATGTAACACTTGACGGGGCAGCAAATATTTTAAACATTGACACTGTCTCAGAGTTATCAACAATAAATGTGTCTCTTTATGAAACAGTCAATGTTAAAGGCTACACAACAACAAACGATGGCGGTGGCGGAATATTTAATTATGATGCTTCAAGAAGTGGAGAGAATGATGGTGGAATAGTATTTGATGGTTGGGTTAGACAATATAGTGGAGCAATAAATGTAAAGTGGTTTGGAGCAAAAGGCGATAATACTGATGGCGATGATGTTTATATTAACAACGCTATACAATCTCTTGATGGCTGTAATCTGTTTTTCCCTAAAGGACAGTATAAAATATCAAACACTTTAGACTTTACAGATAAAACAATAAATGTTAAAGGTGAATGTGGCGGTTACTATGGCGATTGGTTAGTAGCTAAAGAAAAACTAGGAACTATGATTGTTGCGAGTGATACATTGGCGGATAATATAATTACTTACAATTCTACTGATACTGATAGACTAGGTGGGCTAATTGAGAATATAGCACTTATTGGAAATCATGATACGTTTGGAGACCCTAACGACACAGGCGGAAAGACAGATTTATCTTTATCAGGTATTTATTCAGAGGGCAGACAAAAGGTAACAATAAGAGATGTAATCTGCATGAAAGGAAATAGAGGAATTTTCTTTGAAAGTGGAGTCACTGCAAGTACAGAGCACAGGGTTGATAATTGTCAATGTAACGCAAATACAAGTATAGGTATTGAGGGAATTGCTGACGGGATAATCACAGGCGGAAGATTTGCATACAATGGCACAGGGATAGTTTGTGGAACGCAAGATTGTAAAATCATTGGTGCGTATGTAGACTTAAACGGAACTCATGGTGTAGCTGTAAGAAGCTTTGGAACAACAATAACAGATTGTATTATTAACTTAAACGGAGATGATGGGGTTAATATAGTAGATGCGATAGATTGTGTAATAAAGGGCTGTAATATAGCAGACCATTCAGGAGGGGCAGGTGTCAATATGGGTGGCACTACAACAGGAACTACTCTTATTGGAAATATATTTAAAGACAACAGCGAAGCATCATTGAGAATGATTGGTGCTACTGATGTATACTATGATAAGTCTAATCAATCAACAGATGTTACAGAATTACTATCAGATGATACATCAGGTTTTAGAGGTGTTAGAGCTTTTGACAGAGTTATAGGAACAACGAATGTCACAGCAGGAACAGGAGCAACATTTACAGCAACAGTTGCTAATATTCTTCCTAGTGATATTGTTTATCTTGGCTCAGTCGATGCTTTACACGACCAAGTTATGATAAGTGGCAAATGTAAAACAGATACAGCTGTATTAAATTTCTTGAATACTTCTGGTGCAACCCAAGATATTGCAGGAACTTATACAGTATATGTTGATACTTCTAAAAGATAAAGTGCTATAATAAATAAAAAGGATTAAAATTGACTCCACAAGAACAAGCAGAGAATGATAGAATTAAAAGTTTGCCCGTTATCACTTCTTTGGAAGAGGGGCAAGAAGAGATAAAAAACTCAGTTGATGAACTTTCACAAATCATTGCATCGGAGCAAAAGCAAAACAAAGAAGAGTTTGCAAGAGGTGCGGAAAAGTTTAGTAAACTTGAAACCAAAATAGTTGAATTGGAGGACACTATGCACAGCGGATTAAGTACAATTAACTCTAGTATCATGGGGTTAAAATCGGAATTAAAAGACGAGAGAATATCAAAGTTAACAAATCAAATTGAAAAGAGAGACACAGATGATAGCGAAAGCAAGAAAACGAAAGTATTGTTTGTTCAGGCGGTAGTAGTTGTGGTTTTATCAGTGTTTTTAACATCTCTATTCGCAAACGTGCCTAAGTTGTCAGTGGGCTAAATGAATTACTATAAAGGGGTTAATTTAGATAGAAATGAAAATCTATACAACTATATTAACTCCTATCACTCTATTGATTGTGAGTTGCGAGAGGTGTATATGGAAGCCGATAAACCATTACAGCGATTAGTATCACTTCACCACTTAAAAATATCACTATACAAGACAGCATTTAATCTAAGTGTATATGCTGTATTTTATGGAATTATTATTTCAATACAAGGATGAAAAGATGGGTTTATGGAGCACGCTATTTAACAGCGGTGACACATTAGACAAAGCAACAGATGCAGTTATCAACACAGGTGATAAGTTATTTTATACTGATGAAGAAAAAGCAGAGGATAGAATTAAACAACGTGAGTTTTTCCCTACTCTTCTAAAAGCATATCACCCATTTAGAATAGCTCAGAGAGTCTTAGCAATGTTGTTTGGAGGATTGTTTGGATTAGCGTTTATTATCGGTCTAGGAGTATCTATCTTTAACATGGTGGCTACATACAGACAAACTTTAGCAGGAATACCAAAAGAGGAAATTATTATCATATCACTTAACCCATTATTCGCATTAGTAAACGCTTTTAGTTTAGGAATAATAATGCTAACAATCATAGGCTTTTATTTTGCAGGTGGTGCAATAAATAGTTTACACAAGGATAAATAAATGAGCAGATTAGTAAATCAAATCAAAGAATCAGAGGGATTTGTAGGCAACAACTACGAGGACTCACTAGGCATACCGACAATCGGCTATGGTACAAAGCTTCCACTTACAAAAGCAGAAGCGGAAACTATCCTAGCAATCAGACTGAACGATAAGATATCACGTTTACTTCAAGAGAAGCCTATCGTGTTGAGACTTCCACAAGATAAACAAGAGGTGCTATTTGAAATGGCATATCAACTAGGTGTTGGTGGACTTCTTAGATTCCGCATGATGTGGTTAGCATTAGAAAACTTTGATTACAAAGTTGCTGCACAAGAAATGCTTGATTCTAAATGGAGACTCCAAACACCAAACAGAGCTGAGAAACTAGCAAGACAGATGGAAAGCTAGATTTAGATATAATACACAAAACAAAGGAGTTAATCATGTCATTTAAAGATAACGCATTTCCAATCGAACAAGGCAGAGTAAACGTAACGACAGGTACAGTTGAGGGTATCGTTTTATGTGTTACTGATGGAGACTTAACAGTAAATTGGAAAGCAGGATCACCAAGCACAGTTTCTTGTGTTGCAGGAAACGCATATAACCTTAAAAATGCCACAAATGCGACAGTTGTTGCAGGTGGTATGTTTCATCATGTAGGCTAAAACCATGTCTTTAGGATATGGATTCAGGCTTACTTACGGTTTTAGTGGAGACATTGGAAGCGTAACACCACCAGACACAAGCGACATTGTTTATAATTTAACAGAAGAACTAAGGACTGACACAGGATATGAATATGTAACTGATTCTATTGGTGATGACACTAACGGTTATCTTGAAGAGTCTAACGGGGATGCTTACAACCCAAACATTGCACAATATCCTTTAGATGGAACTATTGATTTATCAAGCGGTCAAGTTATTAACACGATCAAGTTATTAACACGAGAACAACTCTTGATGATGTTGAACAAACATTCTTATACTCTTATGCAGTATCAAGCGGTACATTCAGCCTTTTAGCTGTTCACTACAAAGGTGATGGAACAGCAGATGTTTACAGTGGAGATGAAACAAGCGATTGGAGTCTAATTGATTCTGATATAGCATGGAGTATTGAAGATCCATTCAAAATCTATGAAATCCCTGCACAAGTTATTGCACCAATAGCATCAGGTACTTTTGCACCAACAGAAGCAACACAGGATGAGGCATATAGCTACGAAACATCGACACTCTTTACGGGCGGAGAAGTAGCTACTTATACTGTTAATGGTAGCTTACCAACAGGTCTAAACATCAATGACAGTACAGGTGAGATATCAGGTACTCCAACAGTTGAAGAGACTGAGAATATATCTGTCACAGGTACAAATGCAAGTGGGGATGATACTACCAATACAGCAGATTTAGTTGTGGCTAGTTCAGAATCACTTGGTGCAGAGATGATGGATAATTGGGACTTTGCTGATGGTACAATTGACCCTTGGTCAGCTACAGATGCTATTGTAACAAATGATTCATTTAGACTGAAAATTGAACAGACAGCAGCCAATGGTCGTGCTTATACATCAATAGATAGTGGATTGACAGAAGATGCACCACATAGAATATCTTTAGATGTAGAGATAGGAACAGCAGACACCGTAAAGGTCTACACAGTACAAGGTGGTTTTGAGACAGCTATTACAGAAGATGGCTACTATGAGTTTGATGTAGTATTAAGAAACTATAACTCTATTAGAATTTATGCAGGTGGTGCAAATGGGCAATATGCTCATGTTGATAATTTCTCAGTTAAGGAAATATTATAATGTCCGCATATCATGTTGATAGCACAAGACCAAATGATGATGGTGATGGATTAACTCCCGAGACAGCATGGAAAACAATAGGTAAAGCCGAAACAGAATCAGCCAATATGGTTGCAGGAGACTTCCTATTATTCAAATGCAGTCAAACATTTTCAGGCTCTTTCACTTATGGAGGTGTTTCGGGTACATTAGGAAATGAAGTTGTTATTGCCTCTTATGGAACGGGAGCAAGACCAATTATTACTTCAATAGAGGAGTTAACAGGCACATGGACTAATGAAGGTAGTAACAAGTGGTCTATGCCTACATCTGTTACACTTCTTAGTAGATTGTGGAAAGACGGGGTAGAGCAGATAAGAGCAAGCCTCGTTTCTTTTGGTCATACATGGGAGGAATTTGGACTCCTAGGTGGTGTTATATGGGCTACTGATGCAAGTAAAGTATATTATTATTCAGTTGGTGAGCCATCAGGTACATTTACAGGCACATTGGTGGCTAGTACTTTTACAATAAGTGCTAAAAGTTATGTAAATGTTAGTGGTTTGGACATAAGGGGTGGGAATAATCAAGCCCTAAGCCTAGCATCCTCTACATATCTTAATATATCTTATTCAAATATAGGTAAATATTCAGCGTACGGAATAGTATTAAGCTCATGCAGCAATTTATTAATTGAGAGAAATACTTTTGATAGTGACTATAAGCTTACATGGGTTGGTGTAAATTCTTACACAGGAGTAGATGCAAGAGGATGTAATGATGGGGTGGTATCATGGGGTACTTTATCAAATTCAGAAATCAGATATAATGACTTTATTAATTGGGCTCATGGTGGTATAGCATTTAACACTGGGTCTAGTTTACTAACCTTAAATAATATTCACCACAACTTTATTACTACACCAGATTTACTATACGGTAGAGGTATAGATATAAGTGGATCAAATAGTCATACAAATGAAATACATCATAACTATCTAAATTATATTTCTGTAAGAAATCAATGGCAAGGTCAGGGTAATCACTATCATCACAATGTTATTAATGAAGTGTCAGATTCTCCATATAAAGATGGGGGTGAAGGTCAAGGTGTAATACTAGAAGCTTGGGTTGGTGTTGTAACAGGTAACACTTACGAATATAACACAATTTCTAATACAGATGATGCAGGTTTTGAGCTTACTATATCAGGTGATGATATATCAGGGAATATAATCCATAAAAATGAGTTTATTCTTTGTGGTAGAAATGCGGCAATTGGAAGCGGTGAGGATAAAGGCATTAGAATGGCAGATAGTGCTTATTTTGATTCAAATACTTTCACAGATAATGCTTTTGTTGACAACGGTGACAACATTTATCATAGGGCTGTTGTATGTACAGTAGCAGAGTTTAATGCCAGAAACGGAACAGGTGGAGATACTATTACAGGCAATGTTGTAACAGTAACAGACCAAGGTGCTAATCTATTACTTAGTGAAGTAGGCGTAGATGCAGGAGAAGGAGATAACATGACAGGCATTACAGAAATAAGAATCGGATTTAGTCAGGCAATATTAGACGCATATAGAAACAAATGTTTAACACTATACACATAAAATGAAACCAACAATCAAGGCACTCTTCACCGCCTTGGTTACAATATCCATCCTCACAGTTTACGAACTTACACAAAAACACTTTAAATAATCCCTTAATAACATACTTAATAATTCCTAAAGGTTTTTAATGCTAAACTACTCTTAACATTAAAGAAAAGGAGACACAATGATGACAGAATTAAGAACTAAGGTAAATGGCTTTCAATCAAAACCAAGCGAACATGACAGAATCACAGAAGTTGCTAAATTTTTAAACAAAAATAGAAGCGAACTAATGAGAGACTTAGTTATGAAAGAAGTAGTGAAGCAAGAAAAAAAGATGAAAGGATAAAAGATGATGGAAATTACAGGATTTATATTTATTATAGCGGTGCTACTAGAGTTAGATAGGTATTTAGAAAGCAATCGTATTTGGGGAGAAAACCATGAGTAACGAAGAATTAAAAATCTACATAGAATCAATGATTAGCAACCTTGAAAAATATGAAGATGATGATAAATTTATGAAAGGTTACATTGAAGCGTTAGAGCATATACTAGAAAAAATAAAAGGACAATAAGATGAAAGATGGGCTACTTACAAAAAGTTTAACAACCAGACTTGAGACAGCAATAGAGAACAAAGATGATATTCCTGCACTACTTGATAGAAAAGTAGAAGAGTATCAAGAAAAGAATATGCCCGTAGAGAGTGCTATAGCCGATTATATCTTTTTAGGTATACAAGGTCAAAAAGATAAGATTGAGCAGTTTAAGCAGTATAAGCGTGACTTAGACGAGGCAATTAAAGAGATGTTGTCTTTAGAGAAGCAGACAGAAGCGGAAGTTTACTCATGGATGAAAGAAAATGACCTCAATAAGCTAAAGGGGATTCACTGTTCAAGTATCACAACAAAAGATGCAAGTGTGAGCATGACAAATAAAATAGTGAGAGATATTACAGATGCAGAACTTCTTGAAAAAAACTTAGCTCATACAGTTGAGACAATCAAAGATATTCCATCTTCAATTAAAATCAATTTTAGGAAAACGAAATGAATGTGTATCAGAAACTAGCAATAATTCAAAGAGAGTTAGTAGCTAAAAAAGACAAATGGAATGACTTTTCTAAGTATATGTATAGAAGTGCAGAGGGAATTCTCGAAGCAGTAAAACCTCATTTAAAGAAACACGACTTAATGCTATTGTCTAAAAATGAGGTTGTTCAGATTGGTGAACATTACTATACAAAATCAACTGTACTTTTATATGATGTTGCGAAAGATGCTCTAATTGTAGAAGCGATACAAGTTCCTGCATATGCAAGAGAGTCCGAACAACTCAAAGGGCAAATATCAGCACAGATTAGTGGAGGAACGCAGTCATACGCTTTTAAATACGCTCTAAATAGTATGTTTATGATTGACGATGGAAACGGTGATGCTGATTCTGTGAACGATGCCGAAGATATGGAACGACCAAAGACTGAAACATTAAGTGCTTATCTAAAACAGCATGATGTTAAAGCTAAAGACTTCGCTTCTCACTATATGATTCAAGCAAAACAAGCCAAAGAACTTTTAGCAGATAAACCAACACTTGAAAAGATGGTACAAGAGTATAAAAACATTATGACAAAGAACGCATAATGATACTTGAACTAGTACGCACTCCATCAGGGTTAGCACCTATTTCTGATGATAGTGTAAATGCAGTATCTAAAATACAGATGGGATATACAGTGTTCTTGGAGTTTAAACCTAAGCGTAATATGAAGTTTCATAAGAAGTATTGGGCTTTACTTAATCAAGTGATACTAAATCAAGACCACTACAAAAATGTAAATAACTTACACGAAGCAATTAAGTTCAAAGGTGGCTATTATGAAACTATTATTCCACTAGATACAAGTCCATTTATAGTTACAAAATCAATAGCATTTCACTCAATGGATAATGCAGAGTTTAACGATTTTTATGATGTTGCATTAGATGAGTGCTTAAAATTAGTTGGCGAAGATGCAGTCAATGAAATAATCAAATTTATATAAGGAAGATAAAATGTTTAACAAAATAATTCTTTTAGGTAATCTAACACGAGATATCGAACTTAGATACTCACAAGGCGGAATGGGTATAGCAAAAACAGCCATAGCTACTTCACGCAAGTTCACTTCAAACGGTGAGAAAAAAGAAGAGGTGTGTTTTGTAGATATAACATTCTTTGGTAAAAGTTCAGAGGTAGCTAATCAGTATTTACGCAAAGGATCAAAGATATTAGTCGAGGGTAGATTAAACTTTGAGCAGTGGGTAGACCAAAATGGCGGAAAACGCTCAAAGCACTCTGTAACGGTTGAGACTATGCAAATGCTTGACAGCAAAGGCGATAACCAACAGCCACAGCAAGAACAAAACACATATTTAAACCCAAATGAAGCAAATAGACAAGCAAGAAAACCAAGCCCAGAGATAGTGCATGAAAATATCCCTGCGATAGATATAGATGAAAATTCTATACCTTTCTGATGTCTGTAAAAGTAACGCTACAACTTAAAAACAAAATAGTTGTAGCAAAGAAAAGATATTTTATAAAATACATAAGGAATAAAAAATGAGAGCAAAATTAATAACCGCAATGATACTAACAGCAACACTTCTAATTACTTTTTGGGGAGGTATAGTTTATTTAATGGTTAGGTAGCACGAGGAAGATGAACTCCTCATTGTGCTAAAGGATATGTCAATCTGTTAACGGACTGACAAAAGATGAACTGAGGCAAAAGCAACAGAACATCGGTATTTTAGCAAACAAATACTAAAAAGGATATTAGATGGCAAGGATTAACCAAATAGTAGCAATGATGATTAAACTAGACAAAAAGATAAGTGCAGGCGCAGTAGCTAGAGTGATTAACGGTCAATCTCTAAAGATTGATTTAGTAGTATAAGGATAATAAGATGACAGACTTAATTGAAATAAACGGTGTAGAAATTAATGTTGTATCAGAGAATGATACTTTTATGGTTAGCAATAAACAAGTTGCTAATGGTTTCGGAGCTACTTTAAAATCAATCCAAAACATGAAATCAAGAAACAAAAAAGAGTTAAAAGAGGGTACACACTTTGTGGATGTTCCAAATGGTAACAAAACACCAATTACAATGTGGACTAAAAAAGGCATCATTACTTTAGGGTTTAAACTAAGAGCTACTAAAAAGACAATAGCATTTAGAGATTGGGCGAGTGATTACATTATTAAGACGGATCAACAAAACGAATTACCAATGATAGCTATGAAAAACGTAATCAAGTCATTGGAATTAACTGCACAAGGGCTAAAACACCAAGATGAAAGACTAGACACACACAATGACAGAATTAATGACGTAGAAACTTACATACAAGAAGATTTAAAATCACGACCTGTTTCATTCGTGCAACAAAGAGCCTTACAAGACGTTAAAAACGCTAAAGTGTATCAACTCTCACCAACAGACGAGAAGATTCAAAAGAAGCTACATATGAAAGTATGGAGTGTGTTTAAAAAGAACTTTCACTTGCCGAGGTATTCGGAACTGCCATCAAGTAAGTTCGATGAAGCGATTTGGTTTTTAAATAATCTTGAAATGAATGATATGCTATGAGAGAAAGTGAAGCAAAAACTAAAATATGTCCTTTTATAGATGTGTTGGTTGTAGAATATAATGATATGCACAATAGATCTACAGATACAACAAGACACAAGTGTATATGCGGTGATTGTATGGCTTGGAAAGATGTGTCATTAGGTGATGAACATCTAAAAGAGGGATATTGTTTAAGAATACCAAATTCGCTATAATACCCCCTCTTTCAAAATATTTCCTAATTAGTTAGCTTTTTAGGGGATTTGTGTTATAATCGTGTCAACAGATATTAGCATTGCTAGTGTTAGTACATCTTATGGTGTCTAAGCCGAAAGGGTCTGCCTCTCTCCGAGGTAGGCTTCTCATTTAGATAGCATAAGGTTACGATTAGTATGGGAACTTAGACACTCCTCAGAAAGCCTTTAATAAATGTTCTAAAGAACTGACATGACAAAAAAATACAAGATTTACATATTGTACACAGGAGTATTCTGTAAAATTGGTGTTACATCAAGAAGAGTGCAAGATAGGGTTAAAGAAATACAGACAAATTGCCCTTTACCTATTCATAGATTTACAGAGATAGGCACACTTTCAAAAGCAACAGCATTCTATATAGAAAACATAATCAAAGAGCATCTATCAAGGCACAGAACTCATGGAGAGTGGTACAAAGAGATACCAAGCATAAGAAAAACAATAGTATTTTTAATACACAAACACTCATCAGAAGAGTTTAATATCACTAGACACAATAGTGAGCATAACAAATTTGAAGATATTTCTATACAGCTTTTTAATAAGATTCAAACAGGAAGAAAAGAGAAAAATATAGATAGTTTATCTCAGCTTTATACAAATTTTATTAAAGAAGAAAATCTAAAAGATGATAGTAGGTTTTTATTATACGGAAGAGATGTATTAATTCAAATGCTTGAAAATGCAATAGGAATAACAATAAATGCGTACAGAAAAGACAAAACAATAATACCTAAAAGCATTTCAAAGAGATTAGAAAAAGACCATGCAATTTTTCACGAAACAAAAAAAGAATTTATTCCGAAGAAGAATTGGAAAGAATCTCTATCTGAAAGTACTTTAGCAATATTAAATAGGGAGGAATAAGATGAGCTTTACAGATGAACAATTATTAAACCTAGTAAACAACACAATACTCACTAAGTCTGATTTTGCATTAAAAGACTTTACTGGTGGCGGTGTGCAAATAACAAGCACTCATAATCATAAAATAATAAAGCATAAGATTTATCTTACTTTTGGTTATGATGAAAAACGTAACAGCAGAAGCTACTCAGAGGAGATTGAAGAGGATATAACTACTATTTGGCAGTCTGCTATTCTTTTAAAAGTTAAGTCTATGCAAGTATCTAAAATAGGTAGCTCATTATCAGATTTAAACAAATTAATGAACACAGATATTAAGATAGAAGATAGAGATATAGAGATATTAGATAGAGATAAGGAATGTAACGACATCGTACCGACTTCGTTACGAACTCCTACTACTCCTAAAAAGAGTGTAAGATTTAAAGTTCCTACTATTACAGAGATATATGATTACATAGAAAAAAAAGACTACAACGTAAACGCTGATACATTCTTTAATTTCTACGAGTCTAATGGATGGAAAGTAGGTAAAAACAAAATGAAGTCTTGGAAAGCTTCGGTAGCTACATGGAATAGCAAAAACAAAGATAATAAACCAATTAGCTTTCAAGAACAAGAGAGACAAAGAACTGATAGCATAGCTGATGTTGTTTTAACTCAAGGCATAGACCCATTCGACCCTAAAAACTATCAGCAAGAGGAGTTTACAGATGTACAACTTACGAACTGAATTAATTAAGTCTGTAATGAATGGCTTAAAAATTGACTCAAACCCATTTAATCAAGAAGCAATAAAAGTTCTAATTAATCACATTGACGATTCAGACTTAAAGGGCTTTTATGTTGAGTTGTTTGGAGAGCAACATAGTTATTTAAACGGAATGGATAGAATTGTAAAAGTTGCAAGTCAGTACGAATCAGAGGTTGATGAAGCAACGATATTAGAAGCAAGAAGATTAATAAAGCTAGTTATGTCTATTAGTGGTCAGGTTTATAGAGATTCACAAGAAAGAAACACACAATTTAGTGAGTTAATGAAGATAATCAAACTAGATGCAATGATGCCAGATAGTGACTTTGCTATTCTAAGCACAGTTAAGCCACATAGAGACGCAAAACTATTGATATGTGAGATAAACACCTACCAAGACGGAAATATTCAGCTACAAGCATTTATAGACGCTTTAAAATATGCACCATCAGATGCTATTCAGATAGCTAACCCGATACAGAATTTAAGGATAAAAAGATGATAGTAAACACAACAATACTAAGCCAACACATAAAAGACAAAACAACAGTAAAGCGAATAATGGATCGTGCAGTAAACCAGATGGGTGTGAAGACTTTCAGCAAGATGGGGAAAAACGCAAGAGGTGCGATTTGTTCTTACACGAACTTTGATTTAAATGAATGGATTTATTTTCAAGAGAAATTCACTAAAACAGCACGGAAAGACTTTAGGGAACAGGCTAAGTTGCTTTTGGGTGTTGCTAAGAGAGTTAGAGGGGAGATGAGATGAAGAAGACAATAAAAAGCATTATAATAGTAATTGCAATGTTATCGCTAGGAGTAGGAATAAGAGTTATAGTAAGTGAATATGAGCTAAATGTAAGCGATTGGTGTCTTGATTTTTGTATCACAATTTTTATGACAATAGGAGTGGTTTATATAGCCACGATAATAAAGGATGATAGATGAAAGAGCAGATATCAAATTTCTTTTTAAATATTTCACAAGATGACATAAGACAGCAGAAGCAACACGTTTGTAGAGTAAGAAAAGTTACAACGAATATGTTGAGAGCCGAGGGAAAGAGATTGATAGAGAGAGGGTATTATGAAAATTCTTGAACTTTTCGCAGGATCACGAAGCATTGGGAAAGTTGCTGAAAGATTAGGACATGAAGTTTGTTCGGTAGATATAACAGCTTTTGAGGGAATTGACATTGAAAAAGATATTGAATTTTTAACAGTTGAAGATTTACCATTTAAGCCAGATATGATTTGGGCTTCACCGCCTTGTACTACTTACTCATTAATGGCAATAAGTCACCATAGAGATAATCGTGTAGCTAAAACAGAGTTCGCAAAAAAAAGTGATAGATTAGTAGAGAATACACTTAGAATTATTAAGCACTTTAACTGTATTTTTTATATTGAGAATCCAAGAGCAGTATTAAGAAAAATGCCATTTATGAAAGGTATCGAGAGAACAACAGTAACCTATTGCAGTTATGGCGGAAATTCAATGAAACCTACTGATATTTGGAGTAACAACATTGATAATCTGTTTCATAAAGGATGGATCCCAAGAAAGATGTGTTACAACGGGAATAAAAATTGTCATCACGAATCAGCCCCAAGAGGCTCAAAAACAGGAACTCAAGGCATAAAAGGAGCATATAATCGCTCAAAGATACCAGAGCAGTTATGTGAAGATGTAATTAATGCAGTAAAGGAAAACAGATGAACATTAACAAACTACCACAACAGATAAGAGCCAAGATAAAAAACAATGTAGAGAAAATAGAAACTCTAAATAGTGCTGAACTTCTTGATTACTCTAAACAGCTACAGAAACAAGACATTGATACAAATGTGAGTGATTATCTCTTCCAAGCGATAGACAAACGCAGAGACTCATTTAACACGGTAAAAAAGACGACAGAGTGTAGAGATAGTGAGATGATAAAAGAATTTCAAAGGGTTAAGAGATGATTAACCAAATTTTTAATGAAGATTGTTTAGAAACTATGAAGCGGATGGAAGACAATAGTGTGGATTTGATTTTAACAGACCCACCTTATGGGATAAACAGAGATGGTGGAGAAAGCGGTAAAAATTGGAAGCAATACGATAAAAAAGGGTGGGATACTGAAATTCCAAGTGATGAGATTTTTAAAGAGATTTTTAGAGTTTCAAAGCATCAAATTATATGGGGTGCTAATTACTTTGTAAATCATATACCACCGTCAATGGGTTGGATATATTGGGATAAAGGTCAAAAGCTAACAATGAGTGACGGGGAATTAGCTTACACATCATTTCAAAGAGCATTAAGAAGTGTTACTTTTAATAGAGTAGAGATAACATTAGATGGCGGTGTCCATCCAACTCAAAAACCTCTTAAATTATTTGACTATTGTATAAGAAAAGCCCTAAAAGAAGATGAAGAAATCAAAACAGTTTACGACCCATTTGCAGGGAGTGGTACGACACTTATTGCTTCAAAGAGCTTAGGCTTAGATTACATTGGAAGCGAATTAGATAAGGATTACTACGAGATAATACTAAAACGATTATCAGCAGTACAAGGGAGTTTATTTTGAAAACAGATTACACAATAGAAGAGTTCAAAGATAGTTCATGGGTAACAATCAAAAAAAGCGGAAAGTTTTTCTCTTTATGTGCGAATGAAGAAGAGGGGATGCGTAGCGTATGGATTGAAGAGGGTAGAAAAGCGGATAGTTTCTTTACAGCGGATAGTGATGGAGTTATTGCGGAGATTCAAAGGGATTGTTTATGAAAAAGAGCAAATATAAAAACATAAAAGTTAGATTGGATGGATATGTTTTCGACTCAAAGCGAGAATCTCTCTATTACATAAAATACAAACGACAGCAGATAGACGGAAAGATAACTAAATTAACCTTACAGCCATCGTTTGTGATTCAAGACAAGTTCAAAGACCGTGACGGTGTATCACATAGGGCTATTAAGTATGTAGCTGATTTTAAGTTCATCGAGAATGGCGAGACAATTATTGTGGATTGCAAAGGATTTAAGACATCCATCTATAATCTTAAGAAAAAGATGTTTTTGTTTAGATACCCAGAGTTGGTGTTTCGAGAGGTTTATTAAGAAGAATTTAATATTATAAGTAGTACAATTACTAATACACAAAGGATAAAAGATGGATAAAGTTACGATGAAGATAGATAGAAAAGTCTATAAAGATTTACAAAAAGTGAAGCTAGACGGTGATTTTAAATCGCTTTCGGATGCTATAAAGCACTTACTAAAGGGTAAAAGATGAGCAAACTTACAACAGAAAATCATTGTGTCAATACAGCCCTTTTAAACAGATATTTAGCAGAAGAAGATAAACACGCTGAACTATTCGATGAGTGGCAAAAAATAACACAACACCACTTTGAAGCGATAGAAGAACAAATATTCCACATAAACAACAAGAGTGAGGCTTTCAGCGACTTAGATTTAGAAGATGAAATAAAGTCAAGAGTAGCCGAGTTTCTTCCTAAGTCAGTAAGTAAAAAAGAGATAGAAATGTTAGCCCTACTTCAAATAGCTAATAAGCTAGAACATACATTAAACACCATAGCTAAAGAAAAAGGACTACTATGCACCCACTAGACAAAAAGATAATCAAATGGAGCGTAACAATCACGCTGTTAATCGTAGTCGCTCAAATGGCTTTGGATGGTGTGTTATGACTAAAAAGCAACTACTTGACGAAAACATAAAACGACGCAAAGAAAACACAGAACTCAGAGCAATAATCAAAGACTACGAGGACAGATTCAAAGAGGCAAAAGCTGTTCTTGATGCGAAACTTAGAGAGATAGGAGGGAGTGATGACTAAGGGGGAAGCGAAAAAGTTTATGGGGCTAGATAGCTTTTGTCACCAAGAGCCAACATTCACAATTAGCGATATTGAAGATTTTATTGACAAAATCTATGATGATTTTGAGAAAGAACTAGCACTAGAAAAGTTAAAAGTTAAAACTCTTAAAAATGCTATTGACTTACTGACAAATGCGGTAGAAGATGCTAAGTAAGAAAGTAAATCATAAAAGATTAAAGCCAAAAGCAAAAAAGCTACCAAAATATTTAGAGTGGCTACACAATCAAAACGACATAGTATGTTTCTCGTGTGGTAAGCAAAACGGGCTTGAAGTCCATCACGTCAAAGAGACATCCACAGACGAGAGAGATGATAGCAAGGTGCTGATGCTTTGTGGCGAAGAGTGTCATAGAAACGGAATGAAGTTGTCACCTCATTCAACACCTGTGGCATGGAGACGAGTATATCCGATTCAGATGCAGTTGGATTATGCTAGTGATTTATTTAGAAGATATAAGCAAGATTAAGTTATAATACATCAAACAAAAAAGGAGCAGAAATGCCAGAAGATGAACTAGGACAAGAAGAAGAAGTAACAGTTGAGCCGTTTATGGTTGAAGAAGAGACAGAAGAAAAAGTATGTCTAAATTGTAGCAAGTTAAAAGTAGGCACTAAGGTTTGTGGACTTTTAAAACCGTTTAGAGAATACATGAGAAGCAACGGTGTTGATGATATAGAGACAACACACACTTGTGGAGAGTACGAAGCAGTTTAGTTCATAGGACGACTTAAAGCAAGTCGTCTCACTGAGTTAAAAGGAGAAAAGATGAATGAATTTGGATTATTATTATTAGGATTTGGGATAGGAATGATTACAGCAGTAATAGCGTTTAAAAAGTCATTAGGGAAAGAATCTTGTGAGAATTGTTGGCATTATATAGACGGAATATGTTTAAATAAAGACATTACAGTATTTGACCAAGGCGATGATTTTTATTGCAATAAGTACAAGCAAGGAGAATAAGATGAGCAGAGTATTAATTAATGATGATGAAGCATTTGAGATATTAGACTATCTAATAAAAAAAGATAATAGCTATGAAGAGTATTTAGCACAGAAGCTTTTTATATCAATGGAGTTAAGAGGGAAGTATTCAACATACGCAAAAGCTATACTTGCACAAGAGCAAAAGTAATGGCACACAGTCAAGAGAGTTGGGATAATGCGAAAGCACTATTTATGAAAGGTGACAGTTTAAGCGTAATATCTAAAGAGACAGGAATATCAAGAGGGCAGATAGGTAAGAAAGCCAATAAAGAGGGATGGGGGAAAGAGACAATCACAACACTTGCAAAAGCCGAAATAGAAAACACTATAATAGGGAATGAAATAAAGAGACAAAAGGAGACACTAAACGATACAGAAAGAGACACTTATAATAATGTGTTCATTTCACTATCAAGTCACCTTAATTTATTCAACTCTTCAACAATAGAGAATCAGCACATAGTAAACAAGGCTCAACAAGCAATTAGAGAGAGAGTAGATAATAACATTGAAGAAGCAATCGAGCATTTGCCAAATATCATGGCTATTAGCAAGGTTACAGAAACTAATCGTAAACAGTTATACGGTGTAACAGAGACATTCAAGCAAGAGAACACAGACACTAAAGAGACTAAGACGGGTGTAGGTGAGTTGTATAAGGCTATAAATGAATAAAAGGATGATGAGATGATAAAGAGAAGAAAGTCACAACTAAACATACCAATGATGATTCCAAAGCTAATGTTTCCGATGGCGTTCTGGGATAATGGAATAAAAGTGTTTTATGTGCCACACAACGTAGACAAAATAAAAGCAAGACAAGCATTACAAGAGATGCTAGATAGAAATAAAAAGTCAGCAAGGTTTACTTTATAATGAGTAAACTGACCTGCATAGACGGATTAAAACCATTCTGGAGGAAACCATCAAGGATTAAGGTGTTATATGGAGGGCGCGGAAGTGGTAAGTCATACTCAGCAGCAACACACGTTATGATGGCTTCAAGAGAAGTAACACTTAATATCTTATGCCTTAGACAGCTACAAAACTCCATTAGACAATCAATCTACACACTTATTAAAGACCTTATCTTTCAAGCAGGGCTACAAGACGAGTTTCAATTCACTATTGCAGAGATAAGACACCTAAAAACAAAATCAACATTCAAGTTCATGGGTATCAGTAGAAATGTAGACGAGATTAAATCAACAGAGAATATTGATATATGCTACATAGAAGAAGCTCACGCACTTACTAAAGACCAATGGGATGTAATTAGCCCTACTATTCGTAAAGAACACAGTGAGATAATAGTATTGTTTAACCCACAGCATAGAAATGACTTTGTGTTTCAGCAGTTTGTAGAGCATCCAAGTAAAAACTCAATAGTACGCAAGATTAATTATGATGAGAATCCATACTTATCTGAAACAATGAAAGCAGTTATCAATGAAGAAAAAGAGCGAGACTTAGAAGAATATAATCATATCTATCTAGGAGTTCCAAGAGAGGGTGATGATAGAGCCTTATTTGCTTATAGTGACATTGAATCAGCAATGGATGGTGACATGGTAGGTGTTGATTGTACGGGAGTTTATTCAATTGCAGCCGATGTTGCACGATATGGACGAGATAAAAGTGTTACAAGTAAGCGAGAGGGTTATAGAATCTACGCACTTAACGAGTATAAGAATTACAACACTATGGAGTTTGCTACTGTAATTAGCAATGACTATGGAAGAGGACAGCAGCCCGATGCAGTGTTTGTAGATACAATTGGAGTAGGTGCAGGTGTATTTGATAAACTAAAACAAATGGGTGTAATGGGTACAATAGAAGCCAATGTATCTATGAAAGCCGAAGAGGTCAAAGTCTATCAAAACAAACGAGCAGAGATGTACTTCAATCTTAAAAAGTTTGTAGAGAATGGCGGTAAGCTACCAAATGATAAAGAACTCAAAGAGGAATTGCTTGCACTTAAATACTTCTATAATCCTACAAGTGGTAAGATTCAGCTAATAAGCAAAGATGATTTAAAAGAAGAGTTAGGACGTTCACCAGATAAGAGTGATAGTGTAGCACTTCACTTCTTTAGACAAAGCGTATCTAATTGAAGTAGAAGCAAAGCAATTATTAATCAAAGAAGTCAATAAGTTAAATCGTAGACTTGCAGAGATACGATACAAAGCAGGAGACAGATAGCGTTTATGCTATAATATCGCAACAAGGAGTTTGTAATGGGATGGAATTTAAAAAAGAAATGGAAAAAGTCTAACATTAGAAAGTGGACTAAAAAGGTCGGTGATGTTCATAAGCTTATCGCTGATCCAATGGGATTATTTACCACAGCAGACGGTAAACTAGGTGAGTTTCAGCAACAAGCCGATATCTTAGGAATGGGTGCAAGACCTAAAGCAATGGCAGAAGAAGCCGAGAAAGCTGCACAACTTCAACAAACAGAGATAGATAAGCAAAATGCACTCATTGAAGAAGAAAGACTCAAACAACAAAGAGTTTTAGATGAGAGAAAAAAGAGAATGACTCAAAATCAATTACTATCTGGTAGAGAGACAGGCTCAACAAATTACTATCTGGTAGAGAGACAGGCTCAACAACACTACTAGGAGCAAGATAATGTTTCATACTTGTGCATATACCATATTAAAAAAAGACGATACCGAAATAGTTATCAAGCCATATACTAAATTCAATAACATTCCATCGGGCTACACTCCATCAGCATCAGCAATTATAAGAGATGAAGATGGAAAAGTAGTTATGATTTTATCTCCAGGGAAAGTTACAACAGATTTAGGCATACCAAAAAAGAAAGTAGTTAAGAAAACAGCTACTGTAAAGAAGTAAGATATGGCAGATTCATACGAAAAGATAATTAAACGATTCGAGAGTGCCAAAGCTAATAAACAGCAATGGGATCACCACATTAGAGAGTGCTACCGTTACTTTATGCCAGAGCGTAACACAATAGACACTAGAGAGAAAGGTGCGAAGAAGCGTGAGTATGTATTCGACTCAACAGCACAAGACTCATTAGAAGATTATGCAACACGAATG